ACAGATAAAGATACAGATAAAGATACAGATACAGATAAAGATACAGATAAAGAAGATCAAAACACTATGGTCCATGGCGTAAAAAACGCCACGAACCAGGCAGGGAATGTTCAGACCGTCAATCCTGGTCAGCCAGCAGGCACGACACCGGAAGCCGATTCAGCGTATGCGCTGAAAGCCGATTCGGGCGCTGTGCAGCAGGTGATGACCGCAAGGCCGGAGCAATCACACCAACTGCAGCAGCCTGAAGCCGATTCCGCCATTCAGCGGGAAGCCGATCGGGTAGTCCCGGAAAAAACCGGGCAGCCTGTGGGACGAGTGGATTATCCGGATGTGTTCGAACAGGTCTGGCGGGAATACCCGTTGCGTGCCGGGGCAAACCCGAAGAAATCCGCTTTCAGTGCCTGGAAGGCCAGATTACGCGAGGGGGTGCCACCAGAGGCCATGCTGGATGGCGTGAGGCGTTACGCAAGATACCTGGCGGCTACCGGGAAAACGGGAACGGAATTTGTTCAGCGAGCGACGACGTTTTTGGGACCGGACCGGAATTTTGAGAACCCCTGGTTGCTCCCGGTAAGCGGTACGAACAACCAGCGTTGTGTGAATCATATTTCTGAACCGGATACCGAAATTCCACCGGGCTTCAGGGGGTAAGTGTGTATTTCTGGTCATGAGGTAATTTTCAGGAGGGCTTGTGGCAAAAGTTTTTACACAAGAAGAGCGAGAAAAAATTAAAGGGCAGGTTGTTGAGCTAGTACGCCGGAGTGGGCGCGAGACGCTACGGCAACTGGAATCCAAGACAGGTGCGACAAGATATCTGATCAGCGTTCTCGCCAGAGAGCTGGTTGCCAGTGGCGATATATACAACTCTGGTTACGGGTTATTCCCGTCTGAACAGGCTCGTAAGGACTGGCAAAACGCCCGCAAAAAACTCTCAAGGGAAAATCTGAAGAAACCATCTATGGTTGACCCGGACCTGATCTGGTCATTACCAGACGGAGAAATACGCCGCTACGACAGGCGTCAGAACATAATCTGTAGCGAGTGCCGGAAGAGCGAAGTTATGCAGCGCGTGCTGGCTTTTTATCGGGGAAACTTTCAGGAGGTGCTGTTGTGAGCCAAATTAACAATCGGAACTTGGTGAAGAGAAAGCATAATCCAAATCTGAATAATTAAATTGAGCACTGTTAAAAATTTAATCCTTAACCGGAGGGATTTCTGCACCCTCAGAACAGCAGGAGGCCACCAGAAAGGGCGGTAGTGAAATGCGAAAGTTCAAAATAATTATTGAAACTGGAATAGCTGGTGGGGATTTTGAGAATGTATTCGAAGTGGATGATGACGCAACACCTGATGAAATTCATGACGAAGCAAAAGAAATTTTCTTTAACTACTGCAATTACTCATATCACGAAATAAAAGACGAGGAGGAAGAACAAAATGGCTGATTTTGGTTCAACTAAATACAACGTCAGTTTTAAAGAATGGCATGAACTGTTAATGGACTATGCAGAGTTACGCGGTGGAAGTGCTGCTGATGCTGAAGCATGGCGTGATGATTATGAAGCAGGGAAAACTCCGGTCGAAGCATATTGTGATGAGTGGGGCGATGAATGAGCGGGATTAACTATCAGATGCTGCGGGATAAGGCAGAGAACGCAACTAAAGGAGGCTACATCGTAGGGCATACATCTGTTAACCAGCACGGTAATTTAACAGGAGTTTTTGTTTGTCAAAAATGGAAAGGAGAACCAGGTGGCGTGATTGCAGAATGTCATGTTAACTGCCTGGTTGAAACAGATGCTCAGGCTTATGCAAACGCAGAATTCATAGCAGAGGCTAGCCCGGCTACCGTGCTGGCACTACTGGATGAACGGGAAGCAGCCAACAAGCGCATAGCAGAACTGGAAGCACGGGAAATAAAACCAGCCAAAGGCGAAGTTCTTGTCGTTGTATCTGGTTTTACTGGTTGCGGAAAAAGCGCCATCGCCGGGGAAATAGAAATCGCGATGAAGGCTATTGGTGTACCGGTTAAGTGGACTAATGGCGATGCAGAAAAGCGCATGACTGGCGCTGACTGGCTGACAGCGATTGAGATGTACAAACCAACTGTGCGCATCGTGGAAGTTAATGTGCCACGCGCCGCTGGCATTCGCATCAAAGGAGAGTGATATGGCTATCGCTGCAAGTTACACCATGCATCTCTATTGTGATTGCCTCCAGTGTACAGATGGCAAATATAAGTCGCCAGACTTCGGTGAGTATATAGGTACGTCATGGGCTGGCTGTGCAAAAGAGGCGCGCAAGGATGGCTGGCGAATAAGCAAAGACAAAACGCGTGCTTTTTCACCCGGGCATAAAGTTTTGAGGATTAACAAATGACAACATTTACCGACGACGACAAGAAACTAATTAAAGAAATCAAAGAGCGTATCAGCAGCCTGGAGGTTCGAGACGATATTGAGCGCCGGGCTTATGAAATAGCGTTAGCCTCGCTGGAAGCAGAGCCGGTGGCATGGCTGCATTCAGACAATGGCTTAGGTATTCCGGCAATAACGAGGAGTAAAAACATTGCTGACAGTTGGTTATCAAAGAGCTGGTATGTTCAGCCGCTATATATAGCCAAGCCAGTGCCGGTGGTGCCAGATGCTCGTCCGTCTTTAAATAATGGCATAGTCGGCTTTGATGAAGGCTGGAACGCTTGCCGCGCCGCCATGATTCATGCCGGAAACTTTCGGGAAAACTCGAATTCGTCAACCAATAATTTTCGGGAAATTGCGGAAACGTCAATCAACTCTCCGGTAGTTCCTGGTGAGGTGTTGTCCGCAATCCGGGAGGTTGCCAGGGTTCGTGCCGATTTCGATGATTTTGACGGTGACAGGCGAGGTATCGGTGATTGTCTGAATGAGTCTGAGCAAGAGCTTATCGTTACCATTAACAAATATGCCAGTCAGATTGCAGCAAAGCCGCCGCAGGAGGAGAAGAGTGGGAACGCTGACTGTACCGCCACTTCTGGTAAAACTGACAATCCACAAGCATCCGGAAAACAGGTTGATGAATTAACCATGTTGGTTAAGCGATTAGCCAGTTCGTTAAAAAGCGTCAATAAATCAAGTAAGCTGCCTGATAAGGCGATGGATTATCTTTTGCGGAACGGACTGGTAAGTGTGGAGGGGAGGGGACGATGACCTGGCCTGAGGCATTTACCACGGTAGGGATTGCAATGGCCGTGGCGTTGGTGGTGTATTCGATTTGCCGCTGGGGGTAAGGTATTAAAGAATGCCCCCGCACACATAAGTTGAGCGTCTGAGGCGTGGGGATAGGGAGTTAGTTAAATTGTTATACAACAATATCTGATTTTGTATTGAAGCAAGGAAGAGGTTGCCACATATTGAATCATGCACGTGTACGTCAAATGTGGGAGGTCATCGTGCTGGTTCTGAAATGTGCGCTGGCTATTGCGGCTGTAATGGCAATTTATTGTCTTGTTATCGTTCTTATGGATCACCTTTCTGATTGATTTTATATTGGCGAGGTGACGGGAGTTAAGTAGAATTGCTGCGGGTGCTTGAGGCTGTCTGCCTCAGGCATGAACACCAAAAGGCAGATAGAGAAAAGCCCCAGTTAACATTACGCGTCCTGCAAGACGCTTAACATTAATCTGAGGCCATATCTATGCTCTACACACGTAGGTTAGCCTCTTACGTGCCGAAAGGCAAGGAGAAGCAGGCTATGAAGCAGCAAAAGGCGATGCTAATCGCCCTGATCGTCATCTGTTTAACCGTCATAGTGACGGCACTGGTAACGAGGAAAGACCTCTGCGAGGTACGAATCCGAACCGGCCAGACGGAGGTCGCTGTCTTCACAGCTTACGAACCTGAGGAGTAAGAGACCCGGCGGGGGAGAAATCCCTCGCCACCGCTGATGTGTCAGGCATCCTCAACGCACCCGCACTTAACCCGCTTCGGCGGGTTTTGTTTTTTCTGGTCGTTCTGGTTTACAATCCATCCGTCAGCCTGAACAACTGGCACCTGCTGCGCCAGCAGAGAAAACAGATGGCGCACGATACCAAATTTTACAATTCGGATAACTCTGCCGCCCCTGCCAGCAGGCACGGGCGGCGTTCTCATGCATTCAAATATGACTGGTATCAGCACGATCCCTGCACTGAAGAACAGGCCGAATGGCTGATCCATAACTACCGCAGACGTGGGTATGAGTTTAGGAAAGCCCTCAGCCTCGATTATCGTCACTGGATAATCTACGTCAGGCTGCCGTACTCCGAGCGCCCACCGCGTCCGTCTCGCACATTCCAGCAACGGATCTGGAGGTAACGTGCGGGTATTA